TTTTCTGAGCTTTACCTGAAGTGGCATTTAAGGAGACTAAAATCTGACGTAATGATGTGCCCGCCGTTGATCCCTTGATCCCTGCTTGTCCCAGGAGCGATAAGGCGGTAACCACTGACTCGAGTGGAACTCCAGTTGCAGCAGCAATACCACCAACGTATTTAAGTGAAACTCCCAGATCAGTAACATCAACAATGGACGAGTTAGCTGCACCAGCAAGTAAGTCCGCAATATGACCGGTTGCAGCAGCACCCAGTTTAAATGTCTGCATCGTCGAGATGATGATGTCAGATGCTTGGGTCAAATTAATATCCGCTGCAGAAGCTAGCGCAACAACCGCATCAGCCACACCACCAAGAATGTCTTTAGTAGAGACACCCGCTTTACCGAATTCTACAAAGGCATCCGCCATCTGTCCAGCAGAGAAGATAGTAGTCTTACCCATCTCCAGAGCTTTATCTGCCACAGCCTGCATATCAGCTTGTGTGGCATCAGTAACAGCCCCGAAGAAATCAATCTTCTTTTGAAAGTTAGCAGCGGCTGTCACGGCCTTGCCAAACATGGCAAGTAATCCAGCACCTGCAGCAACAGATGCTATTCCCACACCGATAAGAGTAGAACTAGCTGCACGCAGGTTAGATACAGTTGCTGCGTTCGCAGTACGGAGTGCAGCATATTGAGCCAATGCCTGTGCTGCATCGATACGAATTTGGCCACGAATCTGACCGAATGCCGTCATTCGTACCCCCTCATCGGTTATTTACTGAACATAGCTGCGGGATCAGCAAACCCAGATACTTCATTATCACTGAAATACCGCGATAAAACTATCTCTCGTTTATGTTTTATCTCAGCATCATTTTTACCCTCTACAGATTCGAGCTCATTCTCAATTCGACGACCAACATAACCTACTGCCTGATCAAAACAGTAAGCTACATACTCATCGCCCGCTAAACCGACTAGGCTTGATGGCCTTACTGACCATGTTTTAGCTTCGGTGTACAATATCCAACACTGATCCAGCCTCGAGACGAAACTGCTCCAAGTCGCGGGTACCCCCCGTGGCCCATTGCATGATGAACATCTTATCAGTATCCTCGACCTCATCCACATACAACAAGTCCGAGTTTCGTTCTTCATCATCAGGGGGGATTTCATGGATTTCAGGCTCAACAGCCATGAACATAACAATGCTATCGATCATGACGAGCATCTGATTAATCTTACTAGTATCACCAGTAAAGCTGGAAAGATCAGGTTCTTTGCCATTATCCATAGCTGACTGGACAATACCCATAAGGGAATTGGGGATAACCCCGGCTTTCAGCAAAGACTGAAAACCAACTGCCGCTCTAACCTTAAGAACTTTACCACTGGGGAGCTCTAAGAAGGGATCAAATCCAGACTTCCAAGCTGCAACCGTAGTAGTTTTTTTACTATCTACACTTTTCTTAGCTGTTACCATGACTAGGTCCTCCTGGGGATCCTGTTAGATAATACTATGACAATGGACCGAGAATAGCCACTGTCAAAGTAGTGAGAGTACCACCATGTAGCAAATTGACAAACCCCAAAGAATCGATATAGGGTGTAATATTGTCAATTACCACAACTTTCTCGGTAGTTGCTGCAATACCTCCGATCGGGATAACCTGAAGATCAGACCACTTAGTAGATGGAACCCCATTGACTAGGGGAAGAGCCCCAGCTGGAGCTTGAGCTTGCTTTTCACTTACATAGATAGCACCAGCAGTAGGTGTAGCTCCATTTTTGTAGTGAAGCATATATCTACTACCCTGACCTGCCAAGAACTTATCCGTAGCAGTACAAGCTGTATATGTAGGTGTTACTACGTTACTTGCAGTTGGATCCTGGATGAACGCAGTCATGTCGGTCATGGGATCGAGACCGCCGTCTCGTTTTGGATATACTGGTAAAGTTTCATCGTAGGAGCTAGACCCTGAGTATCTCCGTACCCCTTACCTTTACCCTTAGTAAGGTAGAAGGCACCGTTCTCAAAATTGCCATCAAGAGTATCAGTAGCCTTACAACGATAAACTACGCAGTGGAGATCCCCCCCACTGTCCGAGATAGCCTGCCCCTCTACCTGAAAATAAGGTCGAGCATTTGTAGTAAGTTTAGTAAATGTGTCTTTGATGTTTGGCGTAGTACCTGTACGAACGATGGCACCTCCAGCTAAAACAACATAAGCTGCTAGGGAAATACCCCCCGCTTCCAAGTCCCAATCGACGGTCGGCCCTGCACCGTGAGATGCGATAGTCGTATCATCACCTTCAAGATCTACAAAAGTTTCCGTATCACTGAAAGTAAAAGTACGAGCAGCGGGAAGATCGACTCCTGTCCCCACAGACCAATCGGGGTTCAGTGGATAAAGTCGAACATCACGCAGACCGAACGGCAAGGCCGGATTCGCTTGAACCATAGCTTACCTGTCCCTTCTGTGGATCGGCATACTTCTTTGTCTCAAGAAGTTTACCAGTCATAGTATCAAACACATGTAATACAACAACACCCGAAACATGACCACATGCACGACGATGACACTTGACCTCAAGCCTTGTTTCATCAAGCATACGACCGTGCATTGTATTACCGCATCTTAATTCATGCATGATCACTCCCAAATAATCCCTAGGGCAATGGCAATCACGCTTGATATAATGCGTCATTAGGCCATATCTTTAAGCGTCAGCCTTATCCTCAGGTATCTTATCGATAGATCCTGCATTACCCGATGAATCATCGAGCAATGAATCTTCAACTTCTTCCGAAGTTGTATGTTCTGTGAATTCCCCACTATTCAAAAGCACATCAAAAACTTGCTTACTTACCTCCTGAGGTTCATTCTTGTTAAAACTGAAGGACTTCTTCTGTTCAAGTCCCATTCGTTCAATGTCAGAGGACTCCAGAACCCGAGTATCTGCAAGTCCGACATATACAATCGACTTCATGAGGTCTCCTAACTCATGATGAACTGAAATCGAGAATATCTCATGATTGTAGCTAAGATTGCATCATCTAAATCCCGACTAGTCTCAAGATATCTTGTTGCCGTGATCCCATAAGGTACAGAGTTAGCTAACCTAAAAGCCTGTATACAGGCATTCAAAATATCGTCAACTTTACTGTAATCCGCGGGCTCATCATGGGCATAGATTAAAAAGAACTGCTGATGGGGAAACTTATCTGCCTCAGCAAAATTCATATCCGTATCATTGCCCATGCGATATACTATGAACGGTTTAACTTGTGTTGATTTATCGAGGGACTCACCCTGGTAGATTCTATCTGCCACCAAAGCCTGTAAGGGAACATAATTCCCCAGGGTCTCATAGACAAACCGTCGAGTACTCATCCATTCAAGTCCTCTCCAGTTTGTATAGCATTTGTAGCATTCATTACTTCAGCTGCGTAAGCCTCGAGTGTAGGCATGATGATGGCAAACTCACCACTTTGGATAGTCTCAAGAAAAAGACCGTAGTTGACCCCATGAGATAAAGTAAGGATTACCTCTGAACCCTCGATATCGACTTCCACACCAAGTCCTGCGCGAGCTGAACCCGTTCGATCTGACCAAGGGGCATTAGTCTTAGCATACTGTAGTATCTTCGGAGCCATATCCTCAAGTTCTTTCTTGGCTTGCTCCAGAGCTCGTTCACTCTGAAAGACAGCACCAAGAGTATTCTCGAGAAGAAAGAATCCGCCAGCCATGCTAATCTCGTATCTCTAGAGCAATAGTTACTCTATCGGTCTGAGCTCGATCTTGGGTTTTGGGTTCAATCTGGGTCACAGAGTGGTGAAGCCCATTATAATCGAACTCATCACCCTTTTGGACATCAACATTATATCTGCCTACTAGAATATATTCTGCTAGTGATAGAGGACCATCCTGAGTATTATTAACAGCATCACTCATACGACGCTTAAAAGGCACAAATCTCATCTGCTGTGCGGGAATGGGTGTGGAAGTCCCCTTGACCCATCCCCCCGCACTAGTTTGTACCTTTGCTGTTCGTACTAAGGTGATCATAGTAGGATCCGATCTGATAAATGCGTCTAGGTTGCGACGCATTACCATGAGGCCTTTTCTATCCACTGTAGCGCCTCCGAATCCTACCTATCCTAGTTCTACCCTGAGTTAGAACAGAACTAGTTACTGAGTAAGCCTTGACCATATCCAGAGCATGCTTATGCAAGTCTGACATCTGTCGAGAGGCATTTCCTTCGGTGACGTTGACCAAGTCAGCATAGATAGCCGCCTTGAGTCTCCATCCCTCAAATGCCGCTCGCTCTAGATGGTATCCGGAATCTAGAAGTAGATTTTCCATCTCCACATTACTGAACTGGGTATCTGTTTCTTCGCCACCATCTGGGATCTTCTCACCAATCAAAGCTCTGAGACGATCCACATCGGAAACTGCCATGGCTTACTCCGCTTCGTCATCCTCTTCAAGAGCTGCAACCAGATCTCCCTTGTTACCTGTAACGGGGATCAGGTCTTCTTCTGCTCGATCGACGTTACGAGCATTAATCTCCTGGATCAGGCGATCTTTACTCATACCCGAGTAATCAACGACATCCTCGTCATCATCATACTCTTCATCTTCTTCAGGCTCATCTGGTGGAGCCTCATGGGTCACTGGGGCATTAGTCTTAGCCTTCTTGACCTGAAGACGAACTCGTCGAGCAGTCTCATTGTCGACTTCGTTGCCGTTAGCATCCACCCAACGACCCCCATGATAGTACACAGAACCTTCGACCCGAGGGTCATCAACCACTGGCATTATCTACTCCTTCCCTATTAAACGTATGCAGCCGGAGTAGTGTAAGTTGTACTCGCCACAATCTGCATGACGAAACCACCACCACGCTGCCTAACACCCGTACCAAACCCATGTCGATAAAATGAGTCAATAAGGGGGTAAGCTGCATTTCCACCCGGAATGTGCTTCAAACCCTGGTAGGCCGGGTTCTTGTGCTGTCGGATACCAATGGGATTCATCAAGTCATCAGGTCCACCCGAAGCGAGACCAATGATGTATCCCGGCTGAAAATAGATATCTTCCACAATATGCCACGGACCATAAGTACCAATCTGGCCTGCAACCGCCTGACCGGGCTGAGCAACAATGCCCATGCTAGCGGGAAGAATAACCCCACCACCATAACCCTCAGTTGGGATGAAGTCATACGTAGCACCAGTTGCAACCTTAAAGCCACGAATGATCTTACCCTCTTGTCGACTAACATATAGCACCAGTTTGGTACCATTCTGCACACCATAACCATGAGAATAAAGATCATCCTCAATAAGCTGGATGTTAGCAGGAACAAGCGAGGCCCCATTGCTACCCACATAGTGAGTATGAGAACCGAGGAAGGTATTAGTCTTCCAGATCGGAGGAATTTCACCATCTCCGTTGAAGAACTTATTGACAGTCACTGGGATATTGTTATCCGCAGTACCCAACTGGTTAGTCGGGTTGTAGATAGTCTTCAAGACCTTGTTGAAAATAAGACGGTTATCTGCATCAAGAGCCTGGTTATTCAAGTTCTCAATCTGAGCACGATCAGCTTCAGCCAAGAACATCCAGGTGTAACGAACCGCTAGGTCATAGAACTGAAAATCGTAACCGCGGTTAAATCGCTTGCCACCGCGAATACCCTTAGGCTGACCATATTCCGTAGCAACCTCAAAGTCAACATCGCTCGGAACTGCAACCTGCTCAATAACATCAGTTACCTGGTAGGTGAACTGGTCAACAAGCTGATTACGAAGAGACTGCCGCAAAGCCAGAATCTGCTGAATCTCCCGAAAGATCTCATTGAGATCTGTACCATCAGCAGCTTGCACCATAACATCGGCGCGCTCATTGAAACCCTGCTCATAACCACTGAACAAGATGTCATCGTAAAGCTGATCTACAGCACCGGGGTCAGCAAGCAGTTCATAAATGCTCTGGTTTCCCATATTGGGTCTTCCTCCTTATTCTATACTAATTGTTAAAGATACCGGCCGCCGCAGCGGACGACTAGGCGGAACAACCCATTGCCCTGAACTTCAGCAGTCCAACCAATGAATCCCAGGGTGTTAGTTGTGCCAAGGGTTCCATCAGCGTTGGCATAGTATTTAGTACCAGCTGCAAGGCCGGGGACATCGACAATCTCCCCGTCGGTCATAATATCTACAACCTCACCAGCACGACCTCCGACGGGGATGCCAGTAGCTACTGCACCAAGAACACTACCAAGGTTTGGGTATAGAGGAACGTTCTTGACCAGAAGTCCAACAAAACCAGAGGCAGCTGCCGTACCAACTACAACCTTACCAGTAGCATCAAGTGAGACAGCCTTTGGACCGAACTCACCTGCAGCACTGAATGTGAGGTCAGCTGCAAGGACTCCTCGGAATCCTCCAGTAACCCCATCATACTTATCATACCTTGCACCCATTAGTTAACTCCTCTCAGGGCTGGATATTTCTTCATGAGGGCTTCCTTATCCAAGGTCTTCTTGTCCTTTCTTTCACCAGCGAACTGGGAGCCACTAGGATCAGTTTCGCCCTCAGACTGAATCAGATACTTCTTCTTTTCAGCCAAAGCCTTAACCGCAGCCTCAACCGTAGTTAGATCAACCTCGACATCCTCAGGACTATCCTCGTCCTGTTCAATTTCAATGCCTGTACGATTAACCTGAGAGAGAGCATCATCCACGTCCCGAAACTTATACTTAGTAGCTAATTTAACAATAGCAGAATCTACTGCGGAAGTCTTGAGCTTGGCAGCAAGAGCAGTAACTCGTCCAGCTGCATCCTCAGCTTGCTTCTTCGCCGCGGCAGTTTCACCCAGTTCAGCAGTTTCTCGATCTGCCTTTTCCTTTTGGAGTTGCTTAAGAAGCTTTGTGTTATTCTTGTTGAGCTTTCGCTCTTTGTCCAAAGCTCCTTTCAAGCCACTCAAATCCTCAGGGGGCTTTTCCTCAGTTTCCCCGGTCTCCCCAGTCTCCTCCTGGGATTCTGAACCCTCTTGAGACTCAGTGGAACCTTCACCATCATCCCCCTCGCCCTCATATCCGCGAAGGATCATATCGTGGAGCCACCATGGAACGTGACGCATCTCGCGCTCTCTTTCTAGGGCTTCCCGCCCCGCGATTGACGAGAGAGAGACTGACCTGTCTCAGTACCCTTGCTCTCGTTGGTCTTATTTTTATTGTTACTACGGTTTCCATTAGGGGGCAATGTCCCGTTACCACCCTGACCGGGAGGGGGAGGTATGTTACCATTAGCAGCATCTACGGCATTTTGCTGAAGACCAGAAGGAGCTGCCGAAGCTTTGATCTCAGCTTCCTTTTTATTCTCAGCATCAATTTCAGCCTCGATGTCATCCGGGAAAGAATACCCCAACTTCTGCATCTCATCCCTATAATACTTTTTAGAGATGACTCCTCGGTCGAGCATGTTATTCAGCTCGTTGACCGCAGCAACACGATCATCAGGGAGTTTTTGACCGATGACGGGTTCAACATTACCATCCAAAGAATCACCCTCATAGACAGTATGCCAAATTTGCCAGTCAAAAAATAACTGACGAGTCTTCTCCACACCAGCTTGATCCCTTTCCTCGATCTTAGCTAGTGTGGGCATAAACTTGATAGCTAGAGCAATTCCACTCTGAGCAGTCTGTACATCAACTCGACCAAGAGCAACATCGCTAAGACCCGTGGCTTCACGAAGTTTACTCTCTACATAGTTGATATGATCCATAGAAGGTTTAACACTACCTACACCCTCTACACGTCTGAAGTATGATCCGGAAGGTACCATCATTACCTTGCCGGGTGCAATCTCCCACTCAACTTCCTCACCTGAGTTATTGATCGGAGCACCACCATCTGTGGCATATACTCCTAGACCCTCGAGCGCTAAAGAGATCTCCTGGTCAGTAGCTGCCTGCGATACTCCTTGGAGAAGCTTTTCAATCCCTCGTAGCTCCGATGATCCATACTGTTGTCCCTGCCACTCGAGGTTCTTAAACCAGTAAATGGGAATGGTGGTGATAGCTGCAGGTAGAAGACCTACTGGAATAGTTATCTTATCCAATGTAGGTTTCTGTCCCCACCACTTCTCATCTAACCTGTAAATACCCTCAGATCGCTGAACCCGTTTTTCTTTACCAACCATAGTATACTCATAGGTGAGTTTCTTGATCTTCTGAGTATTTGGGTCATTGGCATCTAAGTAGATATCTACTAAATGAACCTTGAGCAATTTATCTAAGTCATCATCATCGTAAACAGGAATAACTAGACAGGGATCAATGGAGTTGAGAGAAATTCGTTTACCCGCAGGCTTACTCGGATCAGCTGTCATATGGAAGACAAAATCACCTCTAGCCACACCAGAGTGTTTGGCGATGTGGAATCTGCTATAGAACATCTCCCGCTTCAGTAATTTATCTAAAGCATTTTTAAGGTTTGCATGTTTCTCCGGATCTTCTACCGTAATCTGAAGTCCTTTGAGTAAATAGTGAGAAGTAGTATCTACAATAGTCCTAGCATTTGGGATATATAGCGGTTGCTCACCAACCAGAATCCTCAAACGGAACTGTAGATCATCATTCCAATATAACTCATCATACTTCAGATAAGACCCAACACGCTCTCGATCCTCTTCGGGATACCATTGAGGCATCTCATTCATATAGGGTTTTACTGAAGAATAAGGACCGAATGCCGTAGCAGGAGTTGTCATCGCCGACCCATCTTTACCTGACTCTGTCGAGCTCGCCTCGTTTCAGAGAATCTTTCCATGTGACCCTTGAAGAACCGTCCCAGTGCTTCTGGCCCATGATTGTTTTTGTCTAGCGGCATTTCACTGTCATTACGAAGTTCAGTCCTGTTTTCTGGCCAGCGGTAACCCTCTCGCATTTCCCAAGCGAGTTTCTGGCAAGACCTGTCTACGAAGATCTGAGGCTTCTTATCGACATGACCATCCGGCAGGTGTTCTGGTCTTTGCTTAAGAGCGGATCGGATCAAAGCAAGCCGAGTCTTAAGTTCTCCACCAGTATTACCCTTAGTATTAACCTTGAGAATACGACGAAGAACATTAGCATCATCTGGAGATGCCGGATCAATATAGATATCTAGCAACTTAGGGAGAAGTGGGTGTGTTAGAAATTCTCTCCTAGCAATATCCTCTGTATCACGCAGAGTATACCGTTCTTCCCCAATTACATAGACAGTATTGAAAACATCCACCTGAATCCAAAGCCAAACCCAGTCATTGGTGTATCCAAAGTCAACCGCGGCATATAGAGGCCAACGTCGATTATACTCTAAATCAACTAGGTGGATATCATCATCCCACTCAGCCATAACACGACCGACGCGCTCTACAAATTCAGCACCATATTGCCGTCTAAACTCATCCTCAGTGAGATCATCCTCAGCATCCAGGATTTCAGGATCCTTCCTGCCTCCCGGAAATACAATGGGATTAGTCCAGCTTGGTGCTTTGATAGACCACCATGGTTTCTTCTCTGGGTTCTGTCCTCGTTGATATAGAGAATAAAGCAAGGAATTCTCAGATGCCCCCTCAGGTACCCCAGAGGTAAAAGACCAACCTCGTTTATCTGAGAGAGCAGGGCGAATATAATCACCCCAAACCCTTCTTTTATGCCTTCCACCCTCAGCTAGAAGTACAAAATCAAGACCTTCACCAACAAGACTTTCTGGATGTCGAGCAGAACGACACTGGATATCAAAACCCCATCGAGTCTTAATTCTCATATTGCCATTCTCGGTGTTGTTGAGAAACTTCTCAGAGATTTTATCGATACCCAGTTTCATGAAAGTATCATAAATAACTCTGAACTCTTTCTCAGCATCACTATACTCAGGCCCAACAATCCAACCTTGCATAGGTAACCCTAGAAAATTCTTGAGAAAGGCCATAGTCTCAGATTCTTTACCACCAACGAGAGTTTTACCCCACCGTCGACCACAGCAAAGAACTCTGTGACGAGAGTTATTGTAATGAACAAGCTGCTGCCCTGGGTGTGGATAATACCCCGTCTCGGCAAAGTAAACATCCTTACGGAGTACTTTCCCTTCAGCCAGCGCAGAAGTCATTCATCCCCACCATACCCCTGAATCTGAGACTCACTAAGAAGCTCTGGACGATTTTGGGGACTAACGTGAATAAGCCATTCTGGATGCCTACCATTTGCCGGTCTAAGCCCCAACATTTGACGTCGATCTTCCAGTGATCGAAAATCAGTTTCGTCTCCGGTGGTATAACCCAGACGAAGTTTTTCTGCCGTAGTCAAAGCTTCAGCAGGCTTGGGCTGAATGGTGTTATACTTGTTTTCTGCTCCCACACCACCGAATTCTGTACCGAGCAAAGCCTCAAAGGGCTGATCCTGATATCCAGTCATCATTTTCTCCGTCTCGCAGCAGCCCTGCGTCCCGCAGCAGCCTTAGCTTGAAACTTAACTTTACCCATTTTCTTACGACCTATCGAGGCAGCCAAAGCCTTGGGGTTTTTAACACCCTGTCGTTTTAGCTTGTTAGAAAGTTTGCTGAAACTAGTTTGTCGACGTCTTCGAGTCGCCATAACTAACCCCTAACAACTACGTTTCTTGCTACCTGATCATTCACCGCAGATTGCCTATCAGGCCATGTTGCAACAATAGCCTGAGTCCGTGTATCCATCACATCGAAGCTTGTTGGCGCAGCACTATCCCCGCGAGTAATCACGAAGAAAATAGGATCTTCTGTGCCTCGAGGAGTGGGCATATAACCTCCTAGAACCAAGTGGGAATTGGTCCAGTATCAGTAAGAGCTACTACCAAGTAATTGAGTTCTTTATTACGAGTTTTCATGTCTCGTCCAGATGGTCCAATATTACCCTGAGGATGAGTATGCCAGATAGCCATATGAGATATTTCTTCTTCGGAAGTATCATGAATCCAACTACCCAGTTCTATTCTCATATCCCCAGTATAAATCTCGTAGGTATCATGAGCCCTCATACTACGATTGGGCAATTCAACCACCTGAGATTCCGGTGTATGGTACCGAGGCCTCATTAATAAGACCCCACATGCTTCTGAAGGTGCTCTCTCTTTACCTATCCGATCAATTTCCGCTAGCAGGGTTGGAGTTAGATGAATTCCGAGAGAACTTGTCACGAAATTCAGCCTCCTTTTCTACTAGTTGATGACCTGAGATTACCCCAAGATCTATGAGTAAAGCTCTAAGAACGTGATCAGGGGAACTAACCACTATTTTAGTAGGTTCTGGTGGTGGTTTGGTTATTAGTTGCCCTGTAACTGAAAACTCATGATTAAGTGAACTATGTTCCCTTCGATATTTACCACATAGACCACACCGTTCACCATCGTTAGTCGTCATCGTTATCCTCATCATCGATGACTTCTGCCTCAATGATTCCAGAATCAACCTGGGGAGCTCCAGCTATTGCACGTGCGCCCATATGCGCCGCCGTATATTGATCATTTCCCTGCATTTCCACGGGATTGACCATTACTGTACCCAAGATCCCCTGCAACTTCACTGAAACATCGGTATTGATAGGTTGTGTGGGCTTACCAATAACATGTTCGATCAGAAACGTAGCTGCTTGAATTTTTACTCCAGCTGAGACAATAGGCTTGCCTCTGTGATCTACTTCCTCACTCTTAAGTACTGTCTCAACAGTCTTTAGAGCCGAGAGGGTTTGATAGTTCATTTCCGAGCGAACAATGCCTTTGAATCGTTCTACTGCTCGCTCATGTACTTCACGAGGCAAGAACTTGGGCTTAGGTCCAGTAAAAGTACCCCCGGCATTCCGAGGTCGACCTCTAGCCAACTCTTCTTCATCCCATTCTTCAATGGGCTTCATGGTGGCATTCCAAGCTTCCTTAGTAATTCGTTTACCTTTAGCAGCTCGTCGGTTCGCCCGTCGATTTACCTGAGCATGCGTCATGAGGAGATTGGGATTACCCCTACCACTGAAGTCCGCCTGACTAGCAGGACGATCATCTATGATGAACTCACCCATCACCCCGTTCTCATCCCGCTCATGATAGACATCCTTTGCTTCCGTAAAGTTCACCACTCGAGGTGTGGCTGGACGAAGGAACATCTCATCATGAAAGAAATCAATTAACCTCGGAGTAGCTGGTTCAACAAAGATGAAACCTTTAGGCGGTCTAAGTAGAGGTCTAACCGGGGAAATTATTGGTCTGGTCATATCACTCCTTAGTATCTCACTAGGGTAGCGACTTCTTTCAGTACTGGTTGCTGAGAAGAAGCGGGGGGATTAATTTGTACACAGACTTTATAGGTTCCCGCATCTTCCGGGGTTACCTTATTCAACTGCATACCCTTACCTACAACAAGATTAAGAGGATCTGTAATGGGGTCTTGCCAAAGACCGTCATCAGGGTACTCACCCTGTAGAACAAGTTGTAATTTCCAGGGATATGTAGTTTCTATACCATTAAAAGTTACAGAAACGGGACCCATCCAGAGTTTAGCTTCAACAGCTACTCGCCATATTTGTTCAGCCATTCTGAGCCCCTAACTGTCCAGACCATAGATTATCTCCCATAACTAGGTCTCTTACTGGTTGTGATACAAGTGAACCCAACCATCCAAATGCCCCCAACGTTACTACAATAACTATAGGAGTTGTAGAACCTGGAGTTAAAACAACAGCTAAGACACCAAACCCAGACATCGTAATCAGCCCAATAACAATATCCACACCAACAAGTGATAGGCTAGTTGAACCCGTCATTGATATGAGAGCTATCCGAGTAACCACCGCAATCACCGCTAGTGAACCCGAACCAACCATCGCGATCGTCGTTGTTTTGAGGACAATGCCCGTTACCGAGAGACTACTAGACCCAGTCATTGCTATCACAGCAATTTTAGTAACCAGGGGAGTAATCACTAGACTACCATTACCGACCATACTAACTATAGCGAATATCACATCCACCGTAGCTATGGTTAAGATGCCACCACCGGTCATAGCAATTGTAGCAATATCAGTTATAAGTGTAGTAATGCTTAGTGACCCTGAACTGCTCATTGCTATTGCTGCAGTTTGAATCCCAGATATAGCTATTGCTAGAGATCCAATTCCAGACATAGTTACTGTTGAGAAGATGGTATCTGTCGCCGTGATACTCATACTACCCAACCCAGTCATCGCGACTGTAGTCAGGTGAGTAATCAATGGAGTTATTGATAGGGTTCCACTACTCGTAAAAGTAACTAAACTAAGAACTGTATCTATGCCAGCAATAGCTAATGTACTTGAGCCATTAAAAGTTATAGCAGTAATCTCAGTTACTAATGAAGTAATACTAAAGGTTCCAATACCACTCATAGTTAAAGTAGTAATCTTAGTTACCAATGGAGTAATACTTAATGATCCACTACCGGTAAAACTAATTACCCCAGTGACTATATCCAAAGCAACTATAGCGAGAGATCCGCTACTAGACATAGTAACAGTCGAGGTGATAGTATCAACTGTCGAAATACTTAAACTACTAGAACCACTCATAGAAATTACTGGTAATATCGTATCTACCGGAGTAATAGCTAAAGTACCTGCTCCAGTCATAGCAAAAGAAACAGTTTGAGTAGCAACTGTGATAATACCTTGAACTGATCGGCGGAAGTAGAACTTGGGCGCACGTAGCGGCGGGAAGAATGGAGGTGGACGTAGCCCGCTTGGGATGCCCGGCGCCCGGAAGGTGCCGACCAGGGCAAGCTTGCTGAACGTGCTGTCGGTACTGGTGAAGGTCAACGTGCCTGTAGCTGCGGCAGTGCTCTGGGTGAGATCACCCAGGACCGAACCGCCCGACGCACCGCCGCCCGTGCTGGTCGCCAGTGATGTCCAGCCACCGGGCAGGCTAACCGTCGCGCCGTTCGCGTCTTCCGCGAACCCTACGAGCAAAGTGCTGTCGCCGCCGGGCGTGAACGAAGCCACCACAACCGAGCTTGACCCGTCAGCCGAGGACCCTTTCTGGATTGCATCGGCGAACGGGTCACCCGAAGTCGCACCGCCCGTCACCCGAAGCGCAACACCCGAGGAGAATGACGGATCGACGGCACCAAGAGCGTTGGTAGTCCATGAATAGCTACCGCTATCTGCGCCTGTGGCGTACTTGTAGGCCACGATCATCGCGTGCTGGTTAGGGCCGTTGAGCAGATGGCTAACGATGTCTTTTATCACCCAGCCTTGCCCAGCCGGGGGGGTAAACGCAGCCGTTGTCGGGGTGGTGGAGCTGAACCACGCTCCGTAGATGTAAGCGACGATTAACGATCCGGCTACGACGCCAGTCGGCACCGGGACTGAGTACGTGAGGCTAGTGGTATCAACGATTGCCCCGCTACTAACGACTACCGGCGCAAGGGAAGCATCTCTAAACGTCGACAGCTGAAGTGCCCATTGTCCAGATGCGGACGCAGTTAAAGGACCAGATGTAGCGGTAGGAGTTGTCTGAATTGAATCGGCTGAACCAGTCGACGCATTTGCAGCAGCTGGTTCACGAATTGTCATACCCGCACTAGCGGAGACGTTACCTGACCCCGATGCTCCTACTGAATATATTAGCTCGTTACTATTCAATGGGGTTACGGAAGTAGCAGTCATCGCAGTACCGCTACCTGTACCCGATGATATCTTATCTAACGGGTCGGTTAACCATGAACTAATTGTAGAATGGTATTCTTGCAGGTGTAGGTGAACGAACGTCTCCGCTGTACTCAACGTCGCTGTGACAGTGTTCGTGCTAGCGGAAGCTCGACAGCCCCACGCATAGAACGTCTGAAGTGCGTATTGCTGAGTTGCGTTGCGAACCTTCGTCCCAGCCTGGAACCAGGTATTACCTGCGGTATCGACGATCGACGTGGCCAACCCGGTGCCAGCCGCGTCTAGGAACCCCACAGTGACGATCAGCAGGTTGCCGGCGTTGTTCGAGGCGAACGTAGAAACGATAGAAGACTCGCTAGTAGCCCCATCGTCCTGAAAGTTACCTCGAATGAAGCTAATCGCCACGCGACTGAACCCTCCTTTAGATAAGAGGGGCTAGTTCAGGGCCTCGAGGATGTACTGGTGCGTCTGAATCGAGTTGGCCGCGTTCGACACTGACCACGTAGCGAACAGATCAAGTATCGAGGCCGCGCCGGGATCGAAGCTGGTTCCAACTGCTGGCGCTGTAGCTGGCAGCTGCGTGGCGGATGCCGTGATCGCCGCCCCGGCCTGGATAGAGCCCACACCGAGCAGGTTCGCGGTTGCTGAGCCGCCGGCACCGACCGCGCGAACCGTCATCATCAGATCCAGCCACCATGTTTGGTTCGTCTGTGACGCGACCATCGTCAACGCTTGCGACGCCCAGGCGTCCACCGCACCGACACCGAACGAGAGCGTCAACGTGCCCGACGTGAACGTCGAGATCCGGCCGATAGCCTTGAGCCGTAACAGCTTGCCGACCCGCCAGAACTCGGTCGGCGGGGTGAGGTAGCGGGCGCTCGCAGGCGTGAGCGATGTTCGGGTGGTGCTGGTGTTGAGCGCGGTGCCGTCGCTCTCAGACTTCGCGAGAACGTCAACGAACCCAAGCGTGCTCACGTCTCGGTCCCGGTAAACGAGCTGATCGGTACAGAGCAAGTATCACCCGAGTTGACTGTCTTAGCGAGAGAAGCGCCACCCCGGAAGTTCATTGGTTTAGGCGTCCCCGTACTATCATGCGTATACGCGTCTGCCCATGTACCCGCAGGCATGTTTGTCGCAGTAATGGCACCCGAAGAGTTTGTCTTAGATCCAGATGCGGCACCAGTCGTTGGAACCGCACCGACAAGTGTAATACCACCAGCGGGATAAGAGCCACCCGAAAATACAGTACCCGGTGTAGCAGCAACAGAGACCGTGGTAGTAAACTCCATCTTAACAGGATACGTATACGGAGTTCCACCTAGCTGAACAATCGAAGTTGTACCTGCCGTATACCCGGCAGCAGCCCAACCACCGTACTCCATATCAAGGACATCATTAGCAAAGGTCGTGAATTTGGTCATGAGTGCAGCTCCTCAATCTTCGCCAGAAGCATATCTCCATGAACCCCATCCTCCGCTGCCTGAAAAATCGCCGCAGTGATCTCAGCACTCTCACTGTGAACACCACTCAAAATCTCTTCCTTCACTGGTGCAGGTGTACAATCATGGTGATACGTTTTCTCCCCATAATGGAGTTTCGGATGATCGTCATGCTGACCGCAGTGGTCACATGTAGTCTGATACCGCATAAGTGCCCCTAACATGAGAGTATCCTCTCCGAAGAGAGGAGAACGGGCCCCGGTTAGGGGCTAGCCCGTCAACGGGCTCTTAACGCATGATCACATATTCTCATACTCGAAAAAATCCCGCAACTTACACCGTACCGGAGGGATCCAACAGGGTCTGGAATAAATCTATGGAGTTTGCCTTGACTAAAGTGTTGACTAATGAGATAATTAACATATGAAAACAACAAAACAATGTAATATCTGCGAAAAAACCAAACCTCTCGATGAGTTCTATAAGCAAAAGAAAAACCTAGATGGATATCAAAGACGTTGTAAACTATGTGCTAATAAGCTTACTAATATCTCTCGAAATAGACGCTACAAAGAGGATAAGGTATGGGCAGAACGCAGAAAAGATCAACTAAGAAGTAAAAAATATGGATTAACACTAGATACCTATCTAACACTTAAACAAATGTCTGATGGCAAATGCATGATCTGTAGCAGACAAGTACGTTTGGTTGTAGACCATGATCACCTAACACACCTAGTCAGGGGGATGCTCTGTTACAAATGTAACGCTGGATTGGGAAATTTTTCGGATAATCTTGAACTTTTAAAGTTTGCAGTTCAATACTTAGAAGATCATTTACAGTTAGCTGCGGAATATCAGTAATTGACACCGCACTCATCTAGCATATAAGATTAACCCAATCACTGACCGAGGAGGAGTTACATGGGTATTTATGCCAATGAAAACTACCGTAAAGATAAGAATGGTAATCTAGTACATACTCACGAGATCCCGGGAGTAACTACTACAACTATTTACATACCCGTAGTTACCATCGAGCATCGAGATAATTGTTATTGCTGTTCTTGTTACGAGAATGAAAATGGATACGTAGGTAACATGGATGTATACTGTCGCAATCACGGCTGGGATGGTGCTAGACCCTGCGAGTTACATGACATGCCCGGTAGCCCCGAAAATATCGACAGTGTTCAGACAGTTCGTCGTGAGCAAGCCCTACGCCGAGCTCGTAACCGATCCTATGAGGACTCATAATGTGGGGCTGGGTATGGTGTGTAATCACTCACCATCATAAGTATGTACTAGTTGCTCCTCATCATGAACATGCCTTTACGCTGTGCCGCCGTTGTGGTAAAATAAGAGTATGATAGTTACCAAGCTTTATTGCCTCGTACATGGGGTCCAGCCCGACAGCGGTCGCCTAGTGAATTATTGCCCCATCAACCGATGCGACAAGCCCCTCATGCCCCTGGACATCATCCAAACAACTGTATCTATAGATCGGAGGGCTATCCGTGAGGGTAGTGGTGACGGGCGGTAGATTCTACGAAGACTATGCCACCCTCTCAAAGGAGCTCGACAAGATCCACACCGAAGGCTATAAACATCTAGAACCAAGCATAACCCAACTCGCTCACGGCGACTGTGAGGACGGTGGAGCCGACCGTCTCGCCGGCTACTGGGCAGACGCCAACAATATTCCTGTTACCCCCTACCCAGCTCTCTGGTATAAATATGGAGACCCCGCCGGCCCCATCCGCAACCGAGTCATGCTAAGACTTTTTCATCCTGACCTAGTGATTGCTTTCCCCGGAGGCAAAGGAACCAAAGACTGCATCGAAAAAGCCACCCGTATGCACATCCCGATCTACAGAGTAGAGTTATGAGTAAAAAACCGCCGGCCAAAGCCAGTGGAGGTCTCTTAGTATTGCTAGGAGAACTCCTATTACTTTTCATCGACCTAACCTACGGTCTAATAGTCCTATTCCTCCTACTGGGGATTAACATCCTATGGTGGATGATGGGCTGGGGAGACAAAAAATGAACTGCAGCCAAATCGCCAAGAAATCTCACGTAACCCCCAAGGACGTGACCTCCAAGCTAGCCCACCTCGGTGTGGATGACCGCGAGTTTCTCGTCAAGGAAGTACCTATCTTCATCCAAACCCTTATTTTCTCCCTTAAGGAGAGCAATGAATAGTCAGTTTGTAGCCGACGACGTCAAGGCAGTTTTCCTAGAAGCCATTAGGCGTCACGCATCACTGCAAGGCAAGTCAACGGAAGACCTGGGGAAGACCCTAGGATTGTCAGGCAGGGGCGCACAATTATTGCTGCGCGGGCACACTATCCTCACATTCTGGGCTATCCAAAAGCTCTCTCAAGAGCTCGGCATCACGTGGGAAATCACCGCCCACACCAACGAATCGAACCCGACGCTAGTCCAACAGGAGGTCCAAGGTGGAGTTTCATAAAGAAGATGATGGCAGCCTTAGTCTAGAGTCTGCTGTGTATCAGGCTGTCGGAGCGGCCTCAGTTTGCTGGGAATCCATGGAAAACACCGGAGTTTTCCAAGAGGGTAAAGCCCGCGATGTTGCCCAGGCTTTGCTAGCATTCATCAAGGATAGAGAGTCAGTGATAGTGGAGCTACCGGATCATCTCCTAGCGGTCAGAGATAGGATCAGAGAAACAACCTACGGTAGCAATAACAGCAATGCTCGAGGACGTATGGCTGGTTATGAAGATTCTGCCAACCGCATCCGCAACTTGACAAGAAGCTGGTCATGAAGCTCAGAGCCATAGGCCGCACAGTCTTCTTACAGCCAGACCGCCTACCCAAGCACTCAGACATTAGAGTAGCTAGTTTTGAGAATCACTTAGATGCCCAACTTTACGTCGCTACCATGAATGTCTATAGATTATATGTTCATCTAGCAGAAGCTAAGGAGCTGCAAGAGAAATGGGAGAACGAGCGGATGTTGGCGCGGAGTTCGAGAGGACCGAGCCCCTCAGAGACCAGTCTCGATCAACCTCTGACAGAGGAGCCTCTAACCTAAAGATCTCGTGGGATAGACCCATCACAGAGATTGATCTAGCCCGTAAGCTGTTCGCCCTGTGTGACCCCCGCCGAGGATTAACGCTGGATAGTCTCTTCACCAACGAGCCGGGTCGTCATGCTCAAGAAAGCCGAGCAGAGTTTTACCTGTGGCAAGATAGGGCCCGTAACCTCATGGAATGGATGGCTCGATGAAAGAGCAAGAACTGGGGTGGGCTAGATGGCCCTGGCAACAATGCCGGGCTGTCCGTGAACCGAGACAAGACAGCAATATCTGGGGCCGATGTGAACTACGTCGAGGACACCCCATAGAAGTAGATCATGCCCTCGAGCGAGGCTTTGACACCCCCCGCTGGAGTACCGACTGGACCGAAGACCCCCAGGTAAAAGCCTGGATGGAAAACCATAGATTGGATAAGTAGCATGCAAGAGAATGACGGAACTCTCAACCCAGATGGTACCATGAAAAGCTACGATGACTGGATGAAGGATCAGTTAATCTCAGAGCTCCGACTTAGAGATCAGCAGAATCATCAGGTAGGAGAACTCAAGCCAGAGCTCAGACTCACAGCAGAATATGAGAGTATGGCAATTAGTCTAGTTCTAGAAGATCCAGATCTAGAAGATCTGGAAGCAGTTTTGCATAAGATTGACTACTGGCTACAGCTCCCGTATCAGCTAAAGTTCAGGAATACTAGTGGCTAATGTCCTAGACACCTCGCCATCATACCAGCAATGGCTATCACGCCTAGCCCACGGAGGGACAGATATAGGCCTCGATCACTTTATCAGAAAATATACTAACGGCATTAGTCGCAAAGGCACAGAGATCGGTCTTAACATATTTCACAAGGCCCCACACACAGACCTGTGGCATGCCGGCAGTGTTTTATACGACATCGAAGCCGCCCAAAAACACCGCCACACCAAAGCCGATGGTTCACTCACAGCCGTCTGGCAATTACTCAGCAGAGACCCTCTGACACTACAGCCATCAATACTCTGCGACTGCGGTGATCATGGCTTTATTACCCACGGAAGGTGGATATCAGTATGAAGTGCCAGTGCGATGTTCAAGCCTTCGATGGAAATATACCCTGTGATCGTGAACCCACCCAAGAAGACTTTCTCTGCGATGCGTGCCGTAAAGCCAAGCAGGAAGGATACTCACACGTAATAATGACACCCCTGAACGATATCAGCAAAGCCAAGCATCTGTACACGACAAAAGCAACATTCACAGAGGAGCAAGTAGATGATAGAAGACAAGCTCGATCGCAGTGAACGCATACGCCTCGAGGCATTAGCTCAGAGTATAGCATTTAACAACAGCCAACGGCCAGTAGGAGCTAATGTAATAGCCTCAGACAAGATTATCAGAGACGCCAAAGTTTTTGCTCGATGGATTAATATAGAGACAACAGATGGTTAAGACCAAGAACGTAATCACTATCTGCCCACACACATCTAAAAGACACTGGGATACTCTCGAGGGCGTCATCGAAATTATAGAAAGCATCGGAGAGGGAGAGGAATTCAGCCCCGGTGAAGTATGGGGAAGATTTACTAGAGAACAATGGTGGACATCACCCGGTTTCGTATCGTCGATAATCTCCGAGTTAGTGTATCATGGTCTCCTGGTGAGGATCAATGAGTCGGAATATAAGAACAAAGCCCGATACCGCAAAGTCAACTATGAAGTTGACGGACGGTCTGTACCAAGTAAAGACCAACTACTTATGTGCGGGTTTTGTAGTAGAAGACGGGGTCGTAATACTATGTGCCCCTATCCTGCGCAATAAGTTAAAGTACTGGGTAACGGTGGCAGAGCGAGTAGAAATCAAAAGCCCCAAGAAACGAAAGAGGTTGTTAAAGTAACATGATAGTTCTCAAGTATGACCTGCAGCCAGCTTCATTCACACTCAATATAGTTAAGTTGCCCATGGGTTCTCAAGCATTACGCGTAGATACTCAGGGAAGAGGTCTTAAATTGTGGGTAATGGTGAAAGGAATGAATGGCGGGAAAGCAGAATCTAGGCAGTTCCTTGTAACAGGTACTGGGTATGAGTGGAATTATGGAATAGATGAACTTAAGTTTATTAATACTTTCTTCAATCCGGAGCATGATCTAGTATTTCATGCGTTTGAGGTAGTATCGTAGTTAATGTTTTCAAAAAGTTGCTACAGTAAGCGCGTGGAATGGTCTGTTACGCACGGTGACTTTCTCCCCTCCTTAAACCACCCGGGGGGGTTCATATCGGACACATTACTTCCTTCCTTCATCACACAAAGTAACCAAGAATTAACAAAGAAAGAACAAGATAGTAACCGATTTAAATTTAAGATAGAACATCTACAGATCTATCCTCCACTATCCCCTCCCCCTATGCATTGTCTTATTGTTATATCCCCATGCATATGCGCCTCTTGATTGACGCGGGGATATGCACCTATCATATCCAGATCATTCCCTCATCGATTAGGATATGATCAATGCATCATTGCCCCGCGCATATCCATCCATCATTAGGATGCATCCTGCCTGCATAGGCATAGGTATATACCCCCCGCCTATATACCCCCGGCATATACACACTTCTTATCCCCACCATAAGATGGGGATAGAAGGTCAGTCAGTTGTTATCCCCATATCCGCAGTCCCCAGGAGCGCGGCATACATTATCCCCGGGGCCAGCAGATATCCAGACCTGACCAGGAGTAGCAGTCGCAATCCCCGGCAAGTCCACCCCAGGGTCCCCCGCCTTGCCCGGAGTATAATCCCCGTGAGTGATTGTCGAGGTCGATGGTGAGGGTGCAGGCATGGGAGTGATGGTGTGGTGATGCGGCGAGTCAGCAGTCAGAGTGATCGCAGTGACCCCCGCGAGAATCAATGCGGTGATGATGAGCAGAAAGCGGGTCATGATGTCCCCTCCTTGGGGTGTCGAGTGATTGAGCATGCATTAATGCTACCGCGTCTGCAACTCCGTGTCAAGGATCCATGCATGGCGACGGATGATCAATCTCATCTTGCGATGCAGCATGTAGTTGCGGATGGTTGTCATGATTCCCCCCCCTTTCGGGATTAGTTGCGAAATTGGATGCATTCGAGATCGTTGTCGTCGCGGCAGATTTCGATGTCGCAGTGATGGATTGGGCAGCAGTCATATGAGAGCAAGAAGTTTTTGGCGGCATCGTCATTGATCGTTTCAGCAAGATGGTGCGAGATCAAGATGGTAAGATCAAGTTGATCGATGTCAAGTTCGTCGTCGCAGTCAAGCAGAGTCGCGAGTAGGGCGTCAGCATCAATCATCGTCGTTGTCATGCATCTATGCTATCAGACCAACCCCCTCAGAGTCAAGGCGCTGAGCACGAGTTTGCGACCGATCGTGCCCTCTCCTTATGCTAGCATTCGCCCTCATAAATGATCTTCCACACAACACTTCTCAGGCGCATGTCCGTTTACACCAATATGTCACAGACACACCAGAAATCCCCCCGAAGGGGGATCCTGGATGGGTATGTCAGTCCTCGACCTCTTCGTCGACCTCGTCGAGTTCGGCATCGGTGGGCTCGGTGTCGGTCTCGTCCTCGACGTCGGGAACGGTGTCCTCGAGCACCTTGGCCTCGTTGCGAGCCTTGCGGGCCTCGTCCTGCTGTGCGGACCATGCGATGAATCGCTTCTTCGCGGAGGCGATCGCGGACTTCGTACCCGGAAGGGCGTATCGCGAACCCTTGCCCGGAAGGGTGTCGGTCGTCCCCTTCGTCTTCGCGTCGGCGCGGAGGAACTTGCGCAGTTCGCGTGGGGTGGTGTCGAGCGCCTCGGCGAGCTGGGCGGTCGTCATCGTTGCGGTCATGTCGTCATCCCCTTTGGATGTGATCGTCGGTCGCGGTGTGCGATCGATCAATGCCATAACCTTATCCCCCCCTGCCCATCCCGTCAAGGCAAATACCGGCACCCTAGCGCCACCTCCTAAACTGCTATTACAATGCCATCATCACCCCTGCATCAAGCACGCGCCCGCGCGAGGGGATGCTCCTTGGCGGCTCTGAGATGCCCGTAGGAGCAAGATCGGATTACGCGCATGCGATCACCCCACCCCATCCAAAGGATCATGCTACGGTCAATCGCCCCTTTAAAGCGTCTAGCATCGACGCCACGGCAAGCGATCCCCTTTGATTATGCTGGCATTGAGCGTCACCCTTACCCCCTTAAAATCGCTCTCAGGCCCTTATCTCCAAACCGGACCCTTTACTCCCAAGGAACGGAAGGGACGCGCATCCTGATCGTGACTTTCATCCCACCGATATCCCTATCCCATGATTCGGACAATGGCTCCCATCCTATCTCCATCCATGCCTTAGCGGCTATGTCACCATATACCTCGTGTTGGATGTATGTGTGCCCATTGCGGATTGCCTCAGCAATCATCTTTTTGGTCCGTTTTTTCGCCTTTTTAACTCTTCCCTGAATAAATGCTCGAGTCATCCGATTGTCCCTTTCTACCTTCTTAACTAGAGGCGGTGGCGTTGTCCTTTTCGGTCCCTTTACCCCCTGATCCGCTCCCATTGGATCCTTCAGGATGCGAAGAACGATCCTCCCTATCAAGAT